CTATTTTTTTTTAGAACCTATTAAGTTAATTCTAAATTCTCCAGATTCACCGTTCCACTCAACATTTTCTAAAGCACTTTTTAAAAGATTTCTTTTTTCTATAGGATCTGTAATATCATCTATTTTTTTATTGAAGTTTTCTAATATCTTTATATATATTTCTGTGTCTAAGGTAGCTTGAGTTACTTCATTAATTTTTAAAGTTTCATTAGAAAGTTGTAACTTAATATCATTAATTTCCTTATTAATGTTAGTTATTTCATTTAAAATTATATTAGAGATATTTTCATCATCAACAAGGGAAAGTTTTTTCACAAGGTTGGAGACAGCTTTCTCTTTTTCTTTTAGCTTACTCTCTAATATTTCAATATTATCTGTATCAGCTTTTTCATTTTTAATTAAAGCTTCTTTAAGATTTTTTATAAGTAATTTTTTATTATACAATTTAAGTTGAGTTATAACAGCAGAGTCTGCTTCATCTGTTCTGACATTTTTATTGTCACATTTATGGCCATAAGAATTATCTTTTTTACCACATACATAATAACTATAGGTAGTTCCAGGATTTTTTTTGCTTTTATGACCAGTTTTTATAAGAAGATTGCTACCACATTTTTCACATTTTATAATTCCAGAAAGTAAACCTGTAGATGTAGTACCTTGTCTTCCAGAACTTTTAATTTGTTTTTCAGATTGTTGTTGCAATTGTTGTTGGATTTGTAGCCACTTATTATCATCAATAATGCCTTTATGTTTTCCAACTGCAGCAATCCATTCTGATTTATCTCTTTCTATTCTTATTTCTTTAGTTTTATTAAAAGTTAACATACCATTGCCGTTTGGAGTTCCAAATACATTTATATTTTGTGATTCTAAATACTTAAATATATTATCGGAACTTTTTACATAGATAGGAGAAGTAAGCAATTGTTTAAGTGTATTTGTAGAGAAATCACCACCATTTTTACCTCTTATACTGTTTTCTAAACAATATTTTCTTACTTGGCTCATACTCCCCATTTCTAAATATTTATCATATATAAGTTTAACAATTTTTATTTCCTCTTTATTTGGGGTTAGTTTCATCATTTGACGTTCTTTACCCATATCATCAATATAAATTTCTCTTTTAGAATCAAATCCTAAAGGACATTGACCACCAAGCCATCTGCCTTTTTTAGCTATTTGCATCATCCCAGATTTAACTCTTTCGGCAAGTCTTTCTCTTTCCATTTGTGCCATAGCTGCCAATATAGAAATCATAAATCTACCAGCAGATGTTGTAGTATCGTATGGTTCAGTAGCACTAAGATATACAATACCCAAATTATCTAATTCATATAGAAAGTTATGTAGATCTCTTGCAGTTCTTCCTACACGGTCTAATTTATAAGTTATTACATAATCTATTTTCTTACTTTGGATTAGATTTACCATATTAGTAAAGTCAGGCCTATCTGTAGTTTTACCACTCCAACCTTCATCTTTAAATATTTTAATTTCATAATTTTCATTAGCAAACTTATAATCTATAAACCTTTTACAAGTATCCACTTGGGCTCCGATAGAATCCCCTTTACCTGTAAAAAGAGATTTACGAGCATATATGGCTATTGTTTTCATAAGTAATCACCTCATATACAATTTTATATTTATTAACTTAAAAGGTAAATATGCAAAATAAGGTATAAAATAAAAGCCCATAAAATATGAGCTTTTATGCAGATTCTACTTCTTCAGATTGTTCTAATTTTAAAGTTTGCCTATATTCTTCTGCTTTTGCTAACTTGGTAAATTTAACTACTGCATTATGATTTTTCTTAACTTCATGTTCAATTTTATCTAGTGGAAGTCTGAAAAATTCTTTTCTAAGATTGATTTTATTTACACTATATTTTTCAAAAATTTTATGTAATGAATTTTCTAGCGTAGGAGCATCTTCACTAAATATCATAGCGTGGACGTCAAATGAAAATGGTACTGATGCACTACTTAATTCCGAAATTCTTTCTATTGGGTTAAGTCTTCTAGTCATACCTATTTTATAAACATTTTCACCAAAAGAACCTATATTAGAAATTATATATACGTATCCAGCACGAGTATTTTGTTCCCTATTAAGTATATCTTTTTTATTTTCTTCTATTTCTTTTATTTTATTTTCTAATTCTTCAAGTTTTTTTAGTAAATTTTCTTTTTCAGTATCATTAGCATTTTTAAGTTTATTTTTAACATCAGCAAGAGCGTTGGTAAAATGAGTTTCTTCTTTTTCAATTTTTTTCTTAGCTATTTCAATTTCTTTTAGAACTTTAGCTTCTTCACGCATATGTTCTTTAAGTGCTTTTTGTTCTTCTTTTTCTTCTTGTTTTTTAACTTCATATTCAAATGCTAGCTGAAGCTCTTCTATTTTAAGTTTTAAGTAATCGCTATGTATAGATACTGCAAATAATGATGAAAGTTTGTTTATTTGGTTAAAAGAAGATTCTATACGTTTTCTTATATTAGTTATATTGTTACTGTTTATTTTTGAAAGAGCTGCATCACATTCATTATTAAATGCTCTTAATACAAGTTTACTAATAGAGTTAACAAATTTATTTCGAGTTGATTTGTTTAATTCTAATGTTTCAATAAACTCACTTAAATTTATTATTATTGCATTTCCATTTTTAATGTAATCAGCTTGCTTTTTTTGAATCTCTTTAAGTTTCACACTGTATTCTTCTGATATTTCAAAATCATATTGTTTTTTAAATACACCTACTTCATAAGTAGTTAATTCTTTTTCTAAATCTTTATATGATTTGAAATTTTGCATAATATTAAATTGCTCTTCATATTGTTTGATTTTATCCTCTTTTTTATTAATAATCATATTTGTGTCTTTAAGCTTAGACTGAATTGTTTCAAGTTTTAAATTTAATGAATTGTCTTCAGCTTGCTTTTCTAGAATTTTATTATCTAATTCATTTAATTTATTTTGCGCATCTTTAATTTTGTTATTAGTAGTTTCTTCTAATTGTTTTTCCATTTTTTTATTATAATGAATTTTCATTATAATTATAATAACGCATAGTATTGATAATGGCTGAAAAAATATAGAAAGGACTGCAAGCATTAATAAAAGTCCTTCCTCAGTATAAAATGGTTTTTTCATATATAAACCTCCTTGTAAACAGTATATAGTATATAATACCATAAATTACATATTAAATCTAATTTCGATAAATAAGTAAATTTATTTTAATGGACAGGTGCTCAAAGGCTCTCTTAATGGTCGAATATTACATAATTAGACTTATTTCAACATTATACATAAATAGAAAATATTTCTGAGATGATTAAAAAATAATCAAACTTTAAATTTAAGTTTGAGAAGTTCTAATGGAATATTTTCAATAACAGCAATTTGTTCTAATGTATATCCAATATATTGATTTAAGATTTTATCTTGGATTAAGAGTTCAATAGCAAACATATTAGCTTCTTTTTCATATCTGTTTTTAACACAGAAAGTGTTTTCTTCTAAAAAAACTATATTAAGTTTGCTATGTAAAATAGCATGTCCTAATTCATGTGATGCAACAATAAGTTGATTATGCTCATCTAAGTTACTATTAATATAAATTATCCTATTTCTTTTAAAGTATTGGTAAAAGCCATTAATATTATCATCTAATGGCTCTTTTATAACTATAATTCCCAATTCATCAGCTATTTCAAAAGCATTATGTGTATTATATTTTTTTGTAAGTTTATTAACCTGATTTTTTATAATTTTATTCAATGCATATACCTCCCATGATTTGACCATTAGTCCCATTATTCAGGAGTTATTTATTTTTCTTATATTTATCAGGAGTATATTTTTTATTTCTTTGTTTGGCTATTTCCATGCCAACTTTCATAGCATCTAATATACTTTGTATGGCTTCTGGTGTGGCAAGTTCACCATTTAGCATTAGACCTTCTGCATTTCCTAATTTTTCTTTTGTTTCATTTAATATTTTTTCTATTTCTTTTTCATCTTTTTTTGTTAACTTACCATTATTTGAAGTATAATTCAGATATCCAGCCATTTCCATAAGATATTCATAAGGTGTATTATATGCATTACTGATTAACTGTAAGGTTTCAGGAGTAGGCTTAATAGGAGCGTTATTTCTAGGATCAATTCCTTTTTCTAAAGTACTTAAGTAAGAATGACTTATGCCTATTAATTTAGAAGCATTTCTTAAGCTTAATTTTAATTTTTTTCTTTTATTTATTAAAAAAGCCTGTAAATCATTCATTTTAACACCTCCTTAATACTATTGTAATGCAAACATTACAAAATTAAAATGAAATTTTAAAAATATATGTATAACTTGCTTGACAATATGTAATACTAGTATTACAATAATAAATGTAAGGAGGTGGACTTCATGAAGAACAAACTAAAAAAATTACGACTTCAATTCGGTTTAACACAAGGAGAATTAGCACAAAAACTCAAAGTAGCAAGGCCTACTATTTCTAATATAGAAAGAGAAATATATACTCCTAGTGGTTCGTTGATGATACGTACAGCTAATTTTTTTGGAAAACCAGCAGAACAAATTTTTTTTGAAGATAGTGTAATGCAAGAAGAACAAAAGATTATTTAACTATAGTTTATGTAGTTCTTAAAAAATTACTTTAGTAAAAGGGAGGATGTAGGGTGAGTAACTTACAGATTTTTAAAAACCAAGAATTTGGATCAGTAAGAACAATAAAAAAGAAAAATGAAATTTGGTTTGTAGGAAAAGATGTAGCTAAATGTTTAGGATATGAAAGACCAACAAAAGCAATACAAGATAGAGTAGATAATGAAGATAAAGATGAAGTCCCAATTCAGGATTCCATGGGAAGAAATCAAAATACACCAATAATAAATGAAAGTGGACTTTACAGTTTAGTATTAAGTTCAAAGTTGCCAACAGCAAAGAAATTTAAAAGATGGGTTACAGCAGAGATTTTACCTTCCATAAGAAGACATGGAGCATATATGACAGAAAATGTTTTAGATGAAGTTATAAATAATCCTGATTTTGGAATTAAACTTCTTACACAACTTAAGAAAGAAAAAGAAGAAAAGAAGAAATTAGAATTACAAAATAGGCAGAAAGATCAGTTAATAGGAGAGTTAAAACCAAAGGCAGATTATACAGATAGAATACTTAAAAACAAAGGATTAGTTACAACAACCCAAATAGCTAAGGATTATGGCATGAGTGCTCAAGAAATGAATAAGTTGCTTCATGATCTAAAAATACAATATAAGCAAAGTGGTCAATGGCTTTTATATAGTAAGTATCACAGTAAAGGATATACACATTCTGAAACAATAGATATTGTTAGAAGTGATGGAACACCAGATATAACTATGAATACTAAATGGACACAAAAAGGTAGATTGTTCCTTTATAACTTACTTAAAGGTAAAAATGTATTGCCAATAATAGAGCAAACAACTGAAAGTGAGATTGCTTGTACTAAATAGGAGGTGAGAATATGCTAAATCAATGTCCTGAATGCGGCAATAAGGAAATAAGTAAAAATGCTAACTATTGTAAAATATGTGGATTAAAACTTAAAGAAGCTCCTGAGATACCAGCTCAAGAGCAACCCGATTACACAACTGAATATAGGATAGATACATTTTCGAGATTGATACTAACCACTGATAAAAGATTCTATGATGATGCTATCAATAACTATAATGGGATACCTATTGTTATGGTTGGAAATTTTAGCGAGGCCGAGGAAATTTATTTAAGTCAATTTGGTCAACGTCTTTATTTGGTTCAAATCCCTTTGGATAAATAGGATCACTTGATTTATTCCAAGCAAATTGAATAAACGTATGAACTTTAGCAAGATCCCAGTTGCCGTTATATTCCCAGCCTAAGGATGTAAATTCATTGTAAATTGCATCAAATTCAGATTGTTTCATACGTTCAACTGATAAATTGTATATTTTAGTTTTCATTTAAATACCACCTTTCAAGTGGTATTATTCAACAAAAATGTAAAAATTCCTTTAGGAGGTAACAGTATGGAAGATATAAAGGTATCTGTTACACAAGAGAAAAGAGAGGAAACAATAGATAAGATATTAGATCTTGTAGAAAAAGAATTTAAAGGAATAGATGTTACAGCAGTATTTACTAAAAAGCTGTTAGAAGACACTGTAAGAACTTTAGAAAACAGATGTATGGAAACATCACTTAGATTTATAAATAAAGGGGTAAATGAGGGGCACTAAACCAATAGGAGGAAAATGAAATGTTAGAAAATATGAATGAGTTTAAATGTCCAAAATGCCAAAAATTATTATTTAAATATAAATTAAAAGGAGAACTAAATATAGAAATTAAGTGCACAAGATGTAGAACATTTACTAATACAGCACTAAATAAAAATAATTTTAACAAATAGGTACGATATTTCATAAACTGAATAATAACTAAGTAAAGAGAGGAGGAGAGCTATGGCTAAAATTAAAAAAATTATAGTGAACTATCCAGAAGATCCAAAAGTAATGAAAGAAATACAAGATGAAGCTATGAAAATATTAGCTCGAGCCTTAGTTAAAAAACATCCTCCAGAGGTTATTGAAGAAATTATAAAAAAATTAGAAGAGAGGTAGCAAAATTCATGGCAAAAGGTGCAGAAATAAAAAAAGTAACTATTAAAATTCCAGGAGATACAACAATAGAAGAAGTAGAAAGAAAAGCTTGTGCTGCTTATGCCAAAGTTCTATGTGAAATGTATCCTCCAGAGGTTATAGGAAAAATTATAGAAGGTCTAGAAAAAGAATAACTATAGATAAGCAAGGCTGAAAAGCCTTTTTAAAAAATTTTACTACAGCAAAAATGCATATACTTCTCTAGTTTATGTATATGCTAGAACATTACAATTAGTACCAAAATCCTTGTAACTAAATGAACTAATTAGAGCGGGAGTAGGCGAAGATAAGAGCCACACCACAATAAAATGTATGGCCACTGCGATAACAGTTAGTTGATTTAGTTACAAGGAGGTAAAGAGGTACGGAATGAAGGAGGAAAAATAATGGAAATAAGATGTTCGGATTATGAAATACCATTGACATTTGATGAAATGCTAGATGAAGGAATAGAAAAAGCTAAAGTTTCAGTAATAGGTAATGATACTCATGCAGATGAAAAGATACAGGAAATAAAAGAGCTTGAGGAAGAAAAAACAAGGATTGAAATGATAGCTAAAAATAGAATAGCAGCAATAAAAGAACAACTAAGAATAAAAACAGAAAAAATAAATAATGAAATAGATTTTAATAAAGAACAACTTATGGCTTATACAAAAAATTTGAAGATGAAGGAAACTAAAACGCAAAGAAGCTACAACTTATTAAGTGGAAAACTTGTTATAAGGAAATCTAAGATTAAGTTAAATCATGATGATACAAAGATACTAGAACATTTATTAAGTGCTAAGGATGAAACCTACATTAAAAAAGAACCTAAGTTGAAATGGGGTGAGATGAAAGAAGATTTAGAAATTAAAGACAATCAAATAATAAATAAAACTACAGGAGAAATTTTAGATATAGAAGGTCTTACAGTAGAAGAAACTAATGAAACTTTAGAAATTAAGTAGGAGGAAGAATAATGGAAAATCAATTAGAAATAGTTAAAAATAATCAAGTTACTAGCCTTATAGATAGTGTAGATATAGGAACTATACAAGGTACTATGCAAAAAATAGCAACATTTCAAGCAGTAATTCAAAAGAATTTAAAAGATGGCCATGATTTTGGAGTAGTTGCAGGAGCAGGGAGCAAACCAATACTTTTAAAGCCAGGTGGAGAAAAGATTTGCATGATGTTTGGTCTTAATCCTGAATATGAGTTTTTAGAAAGAACAGAGGATTACAAAGATGGGTTCTTTGCTTATAACATAAAATGTACTCTATATAGAAATGGCAATCCAGTAAGCCAAGGTGTGGGGAATTGTAACAGTATGGAAAAGAAATATAGATATATAAATGTTGATACAGTACCAGATGGGATAGATCCTAGCACAGTAGAAAAAATAACAACAAGATATGGAACTATAAAGTATAAGATACCAAACCCACATATAGCTGATTTAGTAAATACAATTTTAAAAATGGCTAAGAAAAGAGCATTTATAGATGCTGTATTACAAGTTGCAAGCTTAAGTGATGTATTTACGCAGGACCTAGAGGAAATGCAAGAGTTTTTACAACAAGAGCATGTACAAAATATTGATGAAAATAGTGCTGGGAACATTAAAATAAACTTTGGTAAAAATAAAGGAAAAACCTTAGGGGAAATAATGAGAGAAACACCAGATTATATAGATTGGCTTATGAAAAATGCTAAAGACCAGGTAATACAAAAAGCTTGCAAAATATTAGTAGATAAAGGATTAAGTAAAAAAGAAGATACACCAGAAACAAAAGAAGAAGATTTACCACTATTCTTACAAGACCAGGAGGTATAGTTATGGATAAAAGCGATAAAGAAGCATTAGTGTATCGTTTAAATTGGGTCCTAAAATATGCTGAAGAAGGAAAGATAGAGAACATAAAAAATGAAGTGGAAAGCCTTATAGATGAAATAAATCATTATGACTTAGTAGTTCCATTTTAGGAAGGAGGTTATGGTTTGGATAATTCTTTTAAAACTTTAATACAAAGTATAAATGCACAACTAGCTGTACTAAATAAAAATGGATATGCAATATATGATATTGATAATCCAGAATACTTTGTAAGCAGTGTAAAATATGACAGCGATAGTGATAAAGTAGTGTTTGAAACTATGGAGGATGAAAGCAAACAGGTGCTCTGCAAAGCACCCATTGGAAATTGATTGATTTAAAAATTGGATAAGAGCTCTGCAAAGCTCTTGTCCCTTAGTATAACACACATATCAATGGTTTCTCAATATAGTATATGGACAAAAGTAGAAAAATATACATGGGGGATAGGAATATGAAAAGAAGAGAAGTTCTATACCATATGGATTATCTTAGTGAACAACATATAGGAGAAGACAGAAAAGCTTTAGAAATAGCTAAAAAATCTATTTCAAAAGAGTATAGGTTTAAGTTTTGGGCTAATGTAATTTTACTTATAGCAACAATAATAATTTTTGGAAGTTTTGTAGTAATGTCTTACTTTATTTATAGATAAAACAAAAGAAAGGGTTGATACAATGGCAGAAGTTAAGTGGATAAAGATAACAACTAATATGTTTGATGATGAAAAAATAAAGCTAATAGATGCCATGCCAGAAAGAGATACAATTCACTATATTTGGATAAGGCTTTTAGTTCAGGCAGGAAAAACAAATGCGAATGGGTACATTTTTTTAAATGAAAATGTTCCATATACAGAAGAAATGTTAAGTACTATTTTTAACAGACCATTAAATTCAGTAAGGTTAGCTCTAAAAACATTGAATGATTTTGGAATGATAGAATTAGCTGAAAATCATTTGATTAAGATTACTAACTGGTCAAAACATCAAAATATAGAAGGTATGGAGAAAGTAAGGGAACAAACCAAGAAAAGAGTAGCAAAGCATAGAGCTAAGAAAAAAGAATTATTAGAAGCTGCTAAAGAGGAAACTTGTGGAAGTAACGAGGCTAAAAAGAGTGTAACGTTACATGAAACGTTAAGTAACGGAACAGAAGAAGATAAAGAAGAAGATATAGATATAGAAGAAGATAATAATCTTCTTTATATAGAAAATAACATAGAGAAAATTATAGATTATTATTGTTCTAAAGCTGGTATAGTATCAATTAATTTTAAACCAAAAGAATTTGAAACAGTGGAAGAACTATTACAAAAAGTTCCTGTAGATGTAATAAAAAAGGGCATAGATGATGCTTTTAAAAATTATAAACCAAGTTTTAAAGGGGAGAAGATAAGTTCTTTTAACTACTGTAAACCAGTAATATTAAAAATTTGGAATAATATAAACATCAAAAAGAAAGGAGTAAAATCACAAAATGGAAACAGTAGCTCAGGTACTGATGAACAGCAAAGACTTACAGCCCAAGGGATTGGGATATAAAATAGGAACTTGTGATAATTGTGGTGAACCAATAGAAAAAATAATTAATTTACTAGGTACAGAAAGAATTGTTCCCATAATGTGTTCATGTAAAAAGGCAAAGCATGAGGCTAAAAGAATTGAAGAAGAAAACAAAGAGAAACAATTGAGGGTTAAAAGCATAATTAAAAATTCATTAATGGATGAAAAGTTTAAGAGCAGTAGATTTGATAACTGGGATTTTAGTAAAGGAACTAAGAAGATGTATAACATAGGTCTTAAATATGCATCAAAATTTCCTGAGATGAAAAAAGAATCAATAGGTTTATTAATTCACGGTGATCCTGGTAATGGGAAAACTCATACAACAGCATGTATAGCAAATGAACTAATAGATAAAATGATTCCTGTTATATGTGTAAATATAGATAGTTTACTAAATAGAATTAAAGAAACATATAACACATGGGGCAAAGAAGGAGAAGAAACTATATTAAAAAGTTTGAGCAATGCAGACTTATTGATTATAGATGATTTAGGAACAGAGCAGGATACAGATTGGGCCAAAACTAAAATATACAACATTTTAGATAGTAGATACAGAAACGGGTTACCAATTATAGTTACTACAAACATTTCTTTAGTAGAACTTAAAGAAAAATATCATAAAAGAACTTATGATAGGCTATTAGAAATGTGTACACCAGTATTTAATGATGGAAAGAGCATAAGAGTAGAAAAGGCTAAAGAGAAAACACAGATATTAAAAGAATTATTAAGTTAAAGAATGGGGGATAAAAAAATGTGAATTAGAAGTAAAGGAAAAGATGTTTTAGTGAATTGTGAACACATAGAGGTTGATGGATTAAATATATACGGTTCTCATTATTTTCTAGGAGAATATTCTACAGAAGAAAGAGCAATAGAGGTATTAGATTTAATACAAAAGAGAATAATAGAAGGTAGTAAATTTGATGAAATATACAGCAGAAAAAGAAAAACAAGGGACTTTGTATTCCAGATGCCACAGTAGTAAGGAGGTGTAGAAGTGGGAAAAAAGTTTACACTTAATAAAAAAGAACTAGAAGAATTGATAAAAAAACACACTGTAAAGGAATTAGTAGATATAACAGGATACGGAGAAAGCACTTTATATGCGCACTTAAATAAACATAATTTAATAACTAAAAAAAGAAGAGATTATACAAAAAAAGAGTTGATGTATTTAGAAGAAAAGTGGGGTGCTAAAAGTATTAAGGCTATAGCTAGGAAATTAAATAGGAGTGAATGGGCGGTAAGAATGAAAGCTTACAAAATGGGTTTAGGTGATCCTAAGTTGAGTATAGATGGAATAACCATTAATCAGTTATCTAAAGCTATAGGAGTTCATTACCAAAGTATAATGAGAAATTGGGTTGAACAATATGGGTTCCCAGTTAAAAATAAGGTTTTAATAAATGAGAGTATTGCGTATGCTACACAAAATGATTTTTGGGAGTGGGCTAAAGATAATAAAAATTTGATTGATTTTTCAAGGATAGAAGAAAATATTTTAGGAAAAGAACCACAATGGGTTAAAGAGAAAAGAAGAATAGATATATTGGCCAATAACAAAAGTAGGAATAAAAGACCTTGGACAGATTCAGAAATAGAAAAACTAATAAGTCTATTAAAAACCTATAACTTTACTTATGCAGACATAGCTGAAAGATTAGGAAGAAGTCAATCTGCAGTTAAAAGAAAAATATATGATTTAAAGATTCCATATAGGCCAGTACCTAAAAGAAGAGGTATATTTTGGACTAAAGACCAAAAAGTAAAATTAAAGGAACTCTACGATAAGGGCTATACACCTACTTTAATATCTAAAACTATTGGTAAAAGTGAATTTAGTATATATGAAAAATTAAGAGCAATGGAGGGATAAAATGATAACTGTATTAGTTAAGGAGCTAGAAAATAAATATGTACAAGAAACACAAAGCCTTAAAGAAGAAAATACAATTTTAAAGTTTCTTCTAAAGGAATGTGCAAAGAAAAGTATGGACTATAAGGATTTATTACAAGAAAGCTTGGATTTATTGGACAAGTATCAGGAAGAAGTATCAAATTTAAAGATAAGAGCTAATTTGTGGGCAGATGAAGTGGTTAAGCAGTATTTTATAACTGAAGATTTAGACAAGACTTTAAGAGCAGTAGGAAAAGAAATAATGTTATATGAATTAAATAAAAATAATAGTGTAGGGGAGGAATAATTTAATATGGAAGATATAAGACAAGCCTTATATGAATGCATAGAGAAGTATGGTTTAAATGATATAAGGACCATAAAGAAGAGTAAAGAACTAGAGGAATTAATCTTAAAGAATATGAGAGGTTAAGGGAGATGGAAAAATAGTGCAGTTAATGGTACTAAATAAAAAAGATACATGGGAAAAACAAGCAGACAAACTTTTAGAAGAAACTAAAGAAGTACTAGAAGCAATACAAGAGAAAGACAAAGAACACATAGCAGAGGAAGTCTTAGATGTTATACAGGTGGCTATAGGTATGTTAGATACTTTAGAAGAAGAAGGATACAGTTTAAAGAAGATGATATGTAAGCATTTAAAAAAATTAAGAAAAAGAGGATGGAAAACTAAGAAGTTAATAATACTTCAAGTATTCAATTGGGATTAGATAACTAAATACTGTAGGTATAGGCTAACCATGGGCATATTTATACCTATAGTGTATTAGCATAATAAAACACTAATACAGAAGGGAGAACAATATTATGGAAAATGAAAAAATGATTAATCTAGAAACCTTTGCTGATGGAGCATTAGCAGAAAAGGTAAATATGGCATTAAAGGAGGTGTTAACAAATATAACTGACCCAAATACAGATTGGAAGACTAAAAGAAAATTAACTTTAGACATAAAATTTAGTGCTGGAGAGGACAGGGAATTAGCAATGCTAGATATAGTTGCAAAGACTAAACTAGCGCCAGCTAAACCATTAAGTAGCAAGATAGTTATAGGAACAGATGGCAAAGGTGGAATTTTAGCCAGTGAATTTAAGAATCAAATTCCAGGACAAAGCACTATGAGAGTTGATGAAGAAACTGGAGAAGTGCTAACTACTGCAGAAGAAAAAGAAGTAGATCTTAAAGGAATCAAATTAGTAAAATAATAAAAATAAAATTGGAGGAATGAAAAATGATAAACAGAGAAGCTTTAGAATACTTAGTAAATTTAGGAGAGAAAAGGGACCCAATTATTCAACTAGATCAAGGAACTTTTTCAACAAAAGGATTAGATAGGGTTACAGGACCATTAGCAGATACATTAACAGTATCAACACTTACAGGATTAGTAGATTATATAAAGGCAAATATTGATATATTGCCAGAACAGTTATTGGTTCAAGTTAAATCACATGATGAAGTTAGATTATATAGTCCTTTAAATCCAGATAGAGAGCGTGAAGAGTACATTAGAGCAAAGGCAATACTACCAAATAACATTTACTATAACAGATTCATAGGAGCAGAAGAATTCAACATCATGCTTCAATCTAGTTTTGTAGATGTAGGAGATAAAGAGGTTCTATTAAAATATACAGGCCTAATAAAAGATGAAGCAGTAAAAAGCACTGGTGATGATGGAGTATCTCAAGCAGTAACAATTAAAACTGGTGTAGCGAGTGTGGGACAAGCAGTAGTACCTAATCCAGTAACATTAGCACCATATAGAACATTTCCAGAAATTGAACAACCTTTAAGTAAGTTTATATTCAGAATGCAACAAGGACCATCTGCTGCAATTTATGAGGCTGATGGTGGAGCATGGAGAAATCAAGCAATGCAGCGTATAAAAGCATACTTAGAAGAAGAATTAAAAGAAATACAAAACACTAACATAATATCCTAGGTTTTAAAAAGCCAAGGGTATAAGACAAACTTTATACCCTTGGCATACTAAATAAATCTGAAAGAAGAAAAGAACAGGATTATATGTTACACGTAATAAAGAACATGGATAGAACATATAAGAAAAATTATAAAGGCTTAAAAAGGAGAGGTCAAATTTGAAAATAATTATACCAGGAGAACCAAAAGGTAAAGCCAGACCAAGAATGAGTACTAAAACTGGTGCAGCATATACACCTAAAAAGACAATAGAGTATGAGAATTGGGTAAAGGAATGTTATCTATTAACTAAAGATAAAAAAAGATTAGAAGGTCCAATAAGAGCAGATATGAAAGTTTTTTATTCAATACCTAAAAGTACTAGTAAGAAGAAAAGAGAAGAAATGATAAAAGGTAATATAAGGCCTACTAAGAAACCTGATGTAGATAATATAGCCAAGATAATCTTAGATAGCTTAAATGCTATTGCTTATGATGATGATAAACAAATAGTAAATTGTTGTATCGAAAAATGGTATGGAGAAGAACCTAGAGTGGAGCTTGATTTAGAAGAAGTTTAGAGGTGAGATAGTGGGAGTAGATATAGTAGAAATAGCACAAGAAATATACAATGCAGCCAAGAGATTACAAAAGAGTGGAGATAAATTATTTGCTCTTGCTAAAGAATATGCAAAAGCAGAACAAAAATATAGACAAGCTTTAGGAATGGAAATTATGAAGCTTAGAGACGAAAAAGTTCCAGTAAGTATAGTTGGAGATATAGCAAGAGCCAATATATCTAATTTGAAGTTTGAAAGAGATCTATCAGAGTATAGATATAAAGCTGGTAGAGATAAGGCACAAGCCCTGCAAGCTGAAATAAGTGCATTACAAACACTATATAAAAGGCAAGAAGATATATAAGTAATTCGTAATTTGAAATTTATGCGACACAAATAATTGACCAAAACAAACAAAAACGTAAAAAGAAATTACAGAATAAATTAAAAGGGTAAAAGAAGGTGGCGAGGGTGAAAAGCTATTCTGATTTTAGAAAAGAGATTGGTTTAAAGGGTGTAGAAATTGAAAAATTAACTGGATATACAAAGCAAGGGATTCACAATGCATTTAAGAATATGGAAGAAGGTAAACAGCCATCTAAAAAATTTTTAGTATGTATTAATTCTGTTATCAATAAAAAAATCCAAGAAGAAACTCAAGCTTATGAGGAAAAAATGAATAGATTAAAAGAGTTGCAAGAAAAAATTGAATGTATGGAGGGGAGCATATGAATATAAAATTTTGGGACATGGAAAACAAGATCATGTATGAAAATACTTCAAGCTTTGCAATTGGTTGCAATGGAGAGGTTTCACAATTAATTTACCATGAATCAGAGGAGAATGATTGTGTTGAATGGGAAGGAACAGAATACTCAAAACATATAAAGCCTATATTTTCTACAGGTGTAAAGGATAGAAATGGAAAAGAAATCTTTGCGGGAGATATAGTTCATATTGAAAATATGTTAATTAGTAATGAAGAGCCATTAGATGGAGTAGTAGTTTTTTATGAGGGTGCATGGTGGGTAGATAACGAGGAAGAGTGCAGAGCTAAAAGCCTTTGGGGAGAATGCAACTACTTAAGAGTAAAAGGAAATATATATGAAAACCCAGAGTTGGTAAGTGATTAATAATGAAATTATTGTGAAGTTGTGAGGTTAATAAATGTATAAAAAATATATAGCCAAAAAGAAATTAAAAAATATTTGCCAATATTGTGGGCGTTCATTTAATAAAGGTGATTTGTATTATAAAGAAAGGGTAGTCGTAGAGTGTTGGGATTCAGGTCATATCTATGGCTACAATAATTATATATGTTCTAAATGTAAATATAAAGAAGAGCAACACATTAAAAGATTTGAGCAATTTAAAAAAAATTGTAATCATCCTGATGATTTTATAACAACTCAATATGATTATTGGCAACCTCTGTATGATTACTGTAGATTGTGTGGAAAAACTTTATAGGGAGTGAATAATATGAATTTAGAAAGGGGGATAAAATGTTAGTTGAAAAATTTAGAGAGGATGATTTATTTTGTCCAAAGTGTCATTGTCCACAAGAAGAAATTAATAAAATCAATAAAATTGAAGGCATTTATAGATGTGAATTTTGTGGAACAATATTCCACTATAGTTACAATAAATCAAACAATGAATGGTCAAGTTTTGAGAAAAAATAATTCACAATTCAAATATAGGAGGGATAAGATGTTAATTCATTGTGAAAATAGCAATTGCAAACATTATTTTGAAGATAGTTGTATGAAGAATATGAACAAAGAAATGATTAGTATAGATAACACTGGAAGATGTGTAGATTTTGAAAAAGGTGTAAATGAGATTTATTCAGAAATAGACAATAGTAAAAGGTGTGTTTTAACCAAAGAGGAAGTTTTAAAAATGCTTCCAGATAAGGATTATATTCATACTTTCAGAGATAGTGCTATATCACTTATTGGGGCTGATTGGAGTAAAAAAGAAATATTAAAAGCCATAGAAAATTATGAGTTTGAGCTAACTGGACAACAGGCAACAAGTATGGGGCATGGAATAGCTTTTCAGGATAATAATGGTTGGGTGTTTGTTGAAACCAAGTAATTCATAATGCAAATATTTAATATAAAGGAGTGGAATTTATGTTTATATTAAAGTTTAGCAATCAAGATTGTTGGATAGCTCCATGGGAAGGTGATCCAGGAAGAACACTTATAAGAGATAGTGCAAGAGAATTTAAAAGTAAAGCTGCAGCAGAAAAGTTTGCTAATAAAATTATAAAAACAAATAGTTATAGAAAATTTAGTTTAGTAGTTGAACCTAAATAGTCACAATTCAAATATAAGATCCAGAAATGAAATTAAAGTGAAATAAATGGAGGGTGAAATTATGCTAAATGTTTATGTTCTAGAACGACAAGATGATTGGGACTATGATGAGTGCGTAGAACAGACAATTGTAGCTAAATCAGAAGAAAGAGCAATAGAATTAGCAAACAAAGAGCATGGGGTTTGGGGCATAAGTAAAAAAGTTGATTTAGATGTTGAACAAGTTTTAACAAAGAATGTTAATTATGGTTAATGCGTAATTCAAATAGCAGCTGCAGGACCTGAAATAAATACGATCTAAAAAGAAGGTGAGTATGTGAAAGATAAGTATGTATGTCCTTTATGTGGAAGTCAATTAAAAGCGTGGCAAGAATATCTTTATGAGAAACAAGTCTTAATTAATACTAAAACAGGTAAGCCCTATAAGAAGATTATTAAAACACCTGTAGAGAGTCTACCTCATAATTGTGGTTTGGAATGTACTAATGAAGGATGTGAATTTATTACAAATACCATTTTAGAGGACATAGCTAAATATAAATATTTAAAAGAAATAGAATTTAAATTATAAGTCATAATTCAAAGAGAATAGAAGGTGTAATTATGATTTCTGATAAAGAATTTAAAAGGTTATCTGAAATAGATGAAAAAATGCTTAACAATAAACAAGTTACGAATGAAGAATTAAAAGAAAGAACTGAGATAATTCAAAAATTTAAACAAGAAGTAGATAAAGCATATCTAAAACACCAAGGTATAATTTAGATACTTCACAATCCAAAAAAATACTAATTAAAAATTAGGGAGGAAAATGTATGGGAAAAGTATTAATTATAAATAGGGAATATGTGATATTGGAAGGTGCGTTAGATGGAACAGTTGGAAGATTGATAATATATGACGCTATGAAGAATGAAGCAACTTTGAAGTTAGATGAACTTACAAAGGTAGTCACCAATAGTGAAAATTTAAAATTACTAAATAATGATTAATACGGAATACAAATATTTGATAAGGGGGAATGGTGATGGAAAGAAATTATGTAGTTGTATGTAATAGACATAAAGGTATAAGTGGCTCATTATTATTCTGGGGGAATAAAACGAAAGATAATGCTAAAAGAAGAAGTTTCGGAGGATACAGAAGTAATTTTAATGAATGTGAGAAATACACACTTCAGGAGATAAAAGAAAGTGGCTATAACTTTCCTATATACGGAAAAGATATAAACCATGATAATTACATGAAAGTTGAAGATTTTGCTATTGAAATTAAGAGATTAAAAAGGTTAGGTTATAGACCTATATTAATTTATTATAGATAGAATTATGTTCACAATGCAAAAATTGGAGGATACCATGACGATAGAAGAATGTAAAGATAAAATTAAAGGTTATACAAAGTATTCGAAAGATAGTTTAGAAATTGCAATTAATATAATCGAATCTGATGATAAATTAAACAATATAGAAAATAAGGAATTAGATATATTATATAAAAAGTTATCAGATGCAATTGATATATTAGAAGACATTTAAGACGCAATTCAAGGAAAATAGGAGAGTGTAAAGAATGAGTAGATTAACAAAAAAAGTGATAGGTAAGGTAGTACTCCCAATGATACCAATGGGGATTGAAACAAAAGAGGATTTATATAAATACCATGAAATCAGAAGAGAATATGAAGATATAGCTATTAAGTTAGCAGAATATGAAGATAGAGAAGAAATAAAAGATTGCCAATATTGTTGCGGCGATGTTGATGGTAGGGATTATTTAGTCTCAAATGGAAGTGAAGGTTTTTATATAGATGGAAACGGTAATCTTACAAGTGATGATGAATTTGATTTTGATTTCGGGGATAAAAAATTAGATTATTGTCCTATTTGCGGTAGAAAGCTTTAATTCATAATACAAAGATAAGGTTCAGGATCATAAATAAAATTTAAAAATGTCTTTAATGGCAATATAGGGAGGTATTTATATGTACAGTTCAAGTGCAAAGGATGAAGTGATTATAAAGTTAGTAGGCAAGTTATCTATGGAATTTACGGAAATAGACCAATTAAAAGTTAGAGCTATAGCAGAGGAAGTGTTATATAAATACAGTGTATTGCCAGAAGAGACAGCTCTTGTAAGTAGCGATATAGAAGAAAAATTACAAATATACTTAGCATCTAAGAAGTTGGATGGCTTAAGTATAGGAACATTAAGAAACTATAAGTATAACTTAGCGAGATTTGCGGATCACTTAAGAAAACCGCTAGGAACTATTACTACTATGGATTTAAGAATGTTCTTGGCAATTAGATGTAAAAGCATGAAACAAACTAGTGTGAATGGACAAATCACTATATTAAAAAGTTTTTTCAGTTGGCTTTATGATGAAGAATATATACCCAAAAATCCTGCAGCTAAATTAAAACAAACTAAAGAGCCTAAAAGATTAAGACATGCTCTTAGTGAAGAAGAGATTGAACTATTAAGACAAGCTTGCAAAACAGATAGAGAAAAAGCTTTAATAGAGTTTCTAATAAGCACTGGATGTAGACTTAGCGAAGTAGTAGGGATTGATAAAAATGATATAGACTGGAATGAAATGTCTTTAAATGTAATCGGTAAAGGTAATAAAGAACGCAAGATATATTTTAGTACAAAAGCTAAAATTTTATTAAAAAAATATTTGCTAGCTAGAAGTGATGAAAATATAGCTTTATTTGTAACTAGTAAAAAGCCTCATGGCAGATTGGGTGGCAGAAGTGTTCAAAGAGAGATTAAAAAAATTGCGGATAGAGCAGGCATAAACAAATCTATTTATCCTCATTTATTTAGACATTCTTTTGCTACCAGCAAACTAAATGCAGGTATGCCATTGCCAGTTATACAACATCTTATGGGGCATGAAAACCCTGCGACTACACAGATATATGCAGAATTATCAGAAGAAAACATAAAACATGAATATAAAAAAATATCTTAGTAAAATTAAATAGGTGTAGGGATTAAACTGAGTATTTCTGTACTTTAAGGGTATTAGTGTAATAAAACAATAATACGAAGGAGGGATTAAAAATGGAAGCATGGAGGGATAAATTGGACAAGTACTTTAATGGGGAACTAAAGCTATTTGAGGAAAATTATACAATAACTTATCCATGCATACTTAAGAGAAACAAAAAGAGGATAAAGGCTAAAATCGATATGGATCATGGTGTTATATATAACTTAAAAGGGAAGGAAATTAGGAAGGTGAAAGCGATATGAATAATAGTGCGTTAGATGAATTTGATTTAGCTGGATTAAAATTAACAGAAGAACAGAAGAATCAATTTAGAAAATTTGATACAGATATGGACAGGATTGTTACCCTATTAGATGAATTCAGTGAAGATAAGCTGAGTGATTTACTAAATAGAGTTAGGGATTTAGCTAGAATAAAATCTTTTGATGTAAATAAAAATAAAATTTGGAATAAAAATAAGTTTTATGAATAGGAGGATACTAATGCTAGACAAAAAAATATATGCAAAAACAGAAGGAAGATTATATAGATATTTTAGAGATATAGAAGAAATAGACAAGCTTGAAAATAGATGTATGGAATTAGAAAAAACAAAAGAGAGTTTAAGACAAGATATAAGAAATACAAATGTAAGTATAGATGCAGAATTAGGAATGGCCATAGGATATGAAGAAAGAGTACAAACATCCAATACAGGAATAAGTAGAGCAGAGCAAGAGATTATAAAAGAAATAGAAAGAATGCAAAGAGAATGGAAACATATAAGAAAGCAGATATTAAGAAATCACTTTAGGATAAGGGAACTAAACAGGCAAAATGCAGATATGAACTATTTATTTAGAAATATGGACACTGAGTATAAGTTAATAGCAGAAATGAAGTATAAGGAAAAGTTAAGTTTAGAAAGAATAGGAGAAAGGCTATGTATAGATAAAAGCAATGTAAAGAGGAAAAAAGATAAAATAGTAAAGGATGCATCTAAATTTATATAAAAGTGCGCAACGAAAATGAAACAAAGATGCAACAAATTTATAATTAAGGTGTGTTATAATAGTAGTATAAAAATAGCAGAGATTTTATCGTACAAAATAAGGTAACTGCTAAAATAAAAAATAATATATTGTGTATGTACTAAAAAGGCACTTAGTTAATTCTAGGTGCTTTTTACATACCTAAAATTGATTAGGAGACTATATTCATATTAAATAAAATATGGGAGGTGGGAGGCTTGAATGTAGGGAAAATAATAGAAACACAGCAACCAGGAATACATAAGCAATTAAATAAAGATAGACAACAGAATAATAAAAAACGTAGGAGAGGTAAGAAAGAAGAAAACCTCTCCTTTTCTGATGTTATGGAATTGATGCGGCATGATAGTTATAAGAGATGCAAGGGTGGAGCTATTAAGCAAATGAGTTGGAGCAAATGAAGAAGTTTATAACTGATTTATTAATTGTACTTGGAATTTGTAGTTTAGTTATTTTATTTTGGAAAGGAATAGAAATATATATAGATGGTATTATAGTACATTAAAAAGTTAGATTAAAATATAAAAATTTATATTAGTGTATTGTTATATAAGTTTTAAATAAATATTAGATATTGAAATATTAAAATATTAATTATTTTATTAATATTCTGGTATTAAATACAAATATATCTAGTAATTTCATAATAAATACAAAATTAGAGGTATTTAACATAAAATGCCGAATATAAATATGAGCAATAAATTATTATTTGGAGGGATTTATATGAAAAAAAGATTAGGAACATTTTTAATTGCTTTAACCTGTGTATTTGGAATGATGGCAGCGCCAGTTAAAGCAGAGACAAGCTACTGTGGAAAAGGAGTATATATTAGTAAAGAATTTTTGGAGTGGGATGGTCAATATTATGTAGTTACATTAGATTCTGGTTACTTAAATATAAGGGAAACACCATCTATGAACGGAAAAATAATAGGTAAGTTATATAATGGAGATAAAGTAAGTCTTAATACTAGGGGTTGTTTTGAAAATGGTTTTTGGCCTGTTATAATCCGATAAATAATTTAATTACGAAAGGCATCTAGGGAACTAGATGTCTTTTTATATGTTTAATAAATGTTATATATAATATAGTATGAATACATAACCACTAGGGTTTATATAGCTATATATAAAACAAGATAAAAATAAATTACATCTATGATATAATTTGGTATACAAATAATGAGGTGATATTATGGTAGGAATATATGTTAGAACTCTAAAAGATTCTCAAGCAGAAATGCAACTAAAAGAATGTGAAAATAAAACAAATGGAGAATACGTACTTTATAAAGATTTAGATAATAAAAGAGATGCAATAAAACAGTTAATGGAAGATGTTAAATCTGGAAAAATAGATAAAGTAATTACCAAACATATAAATAGACTTTCTAGAGATACAGAGGAAGTAGTAAGGATTTTAGATGTGTTAAAAAAACACAATGTTGAATTACAAGCTTTAAACATTAATGAAGATAATATAATAGAAAATAAACTATATTTAATGTTTGGAGATCCAAAAATAAAGGAACTTTTTAAAGAGTTTAAAGAAGTAGAATATGATGAACAATGTAATTAAGAGCTTAATAAGGCTCTTTTTTATTTTGTAAATATAAATGTTATAAAAAGAAGGAAAACCTCCTAAAATGTAGAAGTGTTTACATTGAAAGGAGGGAATGCAATGTTAAACAGTAAAAATAATAACAGAAATGTAAAAGGTGGAGGTCCTGGGAAAAAGTCTATAAATGATAATTGTACAACCACAAAGCCAGCTACAAGACCAAGACCTAAGCCACCTAGTAGTTCATCAAGAGAAAACAAATAATGATAGATAATATTGATAATATAAAAAAACTTATTGATTATTTACCTAGTTTAATTATATATATTGTTCCAGGATATATAACTATATGTATAATAAGTTTTATTATTCAAAGAAAACAATCAAGAGATAAAGTTGATTTTTTTAATTATATAGTATGTAGTTATATTATTAAAGGCATTACTGAATTTGTTTTTAAAAAATGGATAAATGAAACAAATAGTATATTCATTATTGTCATTATATCTATTGTTAGTGGAATAATTCTTGGTTTATTTATTAAGAGTGATAAGTTTAATAAAATTCTAAAATCTTCAAGAATAAATTTAACAATACATTCTAATATATTTGATGATATTGATGATAAAAAATATGGAGAATTTATGCGAGTTCATTTAACAGACGAAGTTATATATGAAGGAAGAATGAGAAAATATGAACATGCTAATAATTTTGACGATATTCATATTATGTTAAGTGAATATATAAAGTATAAAAATCAATGTGATGATAGTATAAAAGTAATAGATGATTTAAGTTCAGATAATACAGCATGGGTTGTTTTAAGGGCAAAGGATATAAAAGCCATTGAAGTTTTTTATGATGAAAGAAGTGAAAATACAGAAAAAATATCTGATCTGAAAGATAAAGGAATAGAAGAACTACAAAATGCAGAAATAGAAGAGTCTAATAGAAATTAGGCTCTTTTTTAATATACAAAACAAACAAAGCAACTAGCAACGAGGTGGTGGTATGGAGAATATAAGAGGACCAGATGCAAAAGATCATGCAAAACAAGATTATTTACAAGGTATGAAATATAAAGACTTAGCCGAAAAGTATTCAGTTAGTTTAAATACAATTAAGTCCTGGGTAAAAAGATATGGTTGGTCAGAAGAGAAAAAACAGAAGGGTGCACACAAAAATAAAAAGGGTGCACCCTTAAATAATAAGAATGCAGTAGGCCATGGAGCTCCGACAAAGAATAAGAATGCGGAGAAACATGGCTTTTTCTCTAAGTATTTACCTGAAGAAACTCTAGAGATAATGGAAGAGATAGAAACAAAAACTCCTTTGGATATGCTTTGGGATCAAATAATGATACAGTATGCAGCGATAATAAGATCTCAAAGAATAATGTATGTAACAGAAAAAGAAGAAATGATAAAGGAATTGAAAAAGACAAAAGATTCATGGGGTGATAAAAGCTCATCAGAAGAAAGGGAATATGAATTCCAATTTGCTTGGGATAGACAGGCCACTTTTTTAAATGCTCAGAGCAGGGCTATATCAGAACTAAGAAGTTTAGTCAAAAACTACTTAGAATTAGAAGGATTAGATAAAGAAAAATCTAAGGCTGGAATTAAGGATTGGAAAGCTGCTATTCAAGAGATTGCTAAACGTAGGGAAAAGAAAAAGCAGCAATATGAGGTGAATTCAAATGGATGATTCTAATATATTTGTTGAGTTATTAGATATTTATTGGGATAATCCAGTGGCTTTTGCTGAAGATATGTTAGATTTTCACCCTGATGAATGGCAATCTAAAGTGATGATGGATATAGCTAATAGTTCTAAAGTATCTGTTAGAAGTGGTCAAGGTGTAGGTAAGACAGGATTAGAAGCATCTATAATTATTTGGTTTTTATGTTGCAGGCCATTTCCTAAAGTAGTTGCCACAGCCCCAACAATGCAGCAATTGTATGATGTACTTTGGGCAGAGGTAGCTAAGTGGCTAAATAAAAGTAAAGCTAAAGACTTTCTAAAATGGACCAAGACTAAAATATATATGATTGGTGAAGAAGAAAGGTGGTTTGCAACCGCAAAGACTGCAACTAAGCCTGAAAATATGCAAGGATTCCATGAAGATTATATGCTTTTTATAGTTGATGAAGCTTCTGGTGTTGCTGATCCTATCATGGAAGCTATACTTGGTACTTTATCAGGAGCAGAAAATAAACTCTTAATGTGTGGAAACCCAAATAAAACAAGTGGAGTTTTTTATGATAGTCATAATAGAGATAGATCTCACTACAAAACACATAAAGTTAGTAGCTTAGACAGTCCTAGAACTTCAAAAGAAAACATTGAAATGCTTAAAGATAAATATCATAAAGATAGTGATGTGTACAGGGTAAGAGTTCTTGGAGAGTTTCCTAAAGGTGAACTTGATACCTTTATAGCTCTTGAATATGCTGAATTGGCAGCGCAATATGAGCTTGAAGCAATAGATTTTATTCTTCATTTTGGAGTGGATGTTGCCAGATATGGTGATGATGAAACAATTATTGCTCCTAGAATAGGGGATAAGGTATTTAAATTAAATTCATATAGTAAACAAAGTACAATGGTTACTGTAGGCTATATAATAAAAACATTTAAAGAGTACTTTTCAAAGTATCCATTTCTTAAAAGATGTAAGGTTAAAATTGATGATACCGGTGTAGGTGGTGGAGTTACTGATAGGCTTGAAGAAATAGTAAAAGAAGAAAACTTACCTATAGATGTTATTCCAGTAAATAATGGTGGAGAATCTTATGATTTATATTATGTTAATTTAGGTACATGTATATGGGGAGAAGTTAGAGATATTCTAGAAGAAAACTTTTCAGCTCATATGAGAAATGAAAAGCCTAAAATACAGTTACCTAGAGACGAAAAACTAATAAGTCAGCTTACTACTAGAAAATATAAAATAACAAGTAAAGGTAAGCTAATAATTGAATCTAAAAAAGATATGAAAAAGAGAGGTTTAACTTCATCAGATAGAGCTGATGCAGTGGCATTAACATTCTACGATAGAACAGTATCGTACGATAAAAAGGTGTATGAAAAAGGTATGGGGCTTAAGGAAAATATTATTAAACAATATAAAAAGAAAGGAGGAAATGTATTTTAATGGGAGATATAAAGCAGACCTTATTAAAATTTACCAATGAACAAAAGAAGGAATTAGAAAAAATTAAGGCTAATTATTATTTTTATCATGGTGCAGTAACTGATAAAGATAAAGCTTTATTAGATGAAATTCTATTAGGTCAAAGTTGGATAAATGCTGATGAATTGGATTACATTCCTTCACAAGTCATAGATAATAAAATAAAGCCATTAATTCATAAGCAGGCGCGTTTCTTTTTAGGAAAAGAGCCTATTTTATTATTTAAGCCAAGGGAGAATAAAGATAAAAGTACATGTGAAGAATTAAGAGTATTTGTAGATGATATTCTTAATGGTAGTCAATTTTGGAGCGAAACAATGAAAGCTTTTAGATTAGTAACTGTAACTAAAAGAGTGCTTTTAAGAATGGAAGCTAATCCAGAAGAAAAAATAAGATTATATTATCATGATGTAAATGACTTTAATTATGAACTAGATCCAAAAGATTCAAGAAAACTTTTATCAGTTACATTTGTTAGATTAAAAGGGAAAATAGATACTACTGAGATATGGAATAGATATACTTATAAAATGAGTAAGTCCAGTGATGAAAGCTTAGATGAAACATGTTTATTAACTATAGAAGCATTTAATAATTTAGATTTAGAAAATCCTATAGAAACAAAAACTATAGATACAAAATTAAGTAAGATACCTTGCTGGATAATGATTAATGAACAGGATTTAATGAACAAAAATGGTAAAAGTGATATTACAGATTTAAAACCGTTACAAAATAGTTATAATCAACGATTATCAGATTTTAACGATGCTCTAAGATTCTTAATGTTTGGGCAGACGGTTGTAATAGATGCAACAGAGGAGACAGTAAATGCTTGTAGAATAGCTCCTAATGCATTGATGGCTCTAGTTAGTATAGATGGGAAACAAGCTTCAGCTCAAAGAGTTGAAAGTTCATTTAGTAATGCTGAACCAGTTAAAATGTTTCTTGATATTTTAGATAAAAGTATGCATGACAAATTAAGCATACCTACTGATGATAGACTTAAAAATGTACCTTCAGCAAAAACTATTAAATATATATACAATGATTTAATAGCTAGAAGTGAAGAAAAATGGCATGATTGGGAACCTAACATTAGGAGTATGCTTAGATTATTAGTAGAAGCTTGCAGTAAGTTTAAATGCTATGAACTATGGAACCCAGAATGGGATAAATTAGAGTATTCTATAGTCCTGGATAAGCGTTATCCTATTCCTGAAGATGAAGAAGATAAGAAAAAGCTAGCATTAGAAGAGGTTAATACTAATGTAAGAAGCCATAGAAGTTATATTAAAGATTTCTCCAATGATGAAGATTATGAAGAACACTTTAATGAAGTTATAGAAGATATAACAACTATTAATGTAGCAGAGCAGGACCAATTTTTAAAACGCATAGATGATGAGGTAAACAATTGTGATGGTGATTCATAATGAATGAGTACCAAAGGAGAGTATTTGAAGGTAGAAAAGAGTTTTTAAAATTAGTACAGAAACAAGAAAAAGAACTGCTAAAAATATATGAAGAAGCTAGTAAACAGATAGCATATAAACTTTCTAAAGCTAAGCCAGGTGGAATAAATGCTAGATATTTAAATGAATTAGATAACTCTATTACTAAATATGTACTAGAATTAAGAAATAATTTAAGTAGATCTATAAAATCAAGTATAGAATCAAGTTCAGAGATAGCAAGTTCAGTACAGGCAAGTTATTTTGATAGAATAGTTCCTAGAGAAGATATAAAATCTACTTTTAATAAGATGTTTACTCAGCTACCTTCTAATATTACTAAGCGGCTTATAAGTGGTAATTATTATAATGATGGTAAAACATTAGATAAGAGAATTTGGGATATAACAAATAAAAATGCTAAAGATATAGATACTCTTATAAAAGCTAATGTAGCCAAAGGTGCTAATGCTAGAGAATTAGCTAAAGAATTAGATAAATATATTAATCCATATAAAAAAATTGAAGCTAAAACTTTAGAAACTGGGATGAGTAAAAATATTTCATATCAAGCACAAAGATTATCTAGAACCTGTCTAACTCATGCTAATACTGAAACATATATACAAGGTTCAAAAATGAATCCTTTTTGTAGAGGATTAAAGTGGAATTTAAGTCCTAGTCATTTTAGTAGGATGAATGGTAAAACTGATATATGTGATACTTATGCGACTCAAGATATATATGACTTAGGAGTAGGTATTTATCCACCAGATAAGTTGCCTATTGGACATCCTAATTGTTTATGCTATCCTACTCAAGAAGTTGCTGATATAAACAAAGCTAGAGATGAACTTATAGATTGGATAAATGGAGGAAATAATCCTAAATTAGATAAATGCTTAGAAAATTATGGTGAAGAGTTTGGAATTAGTAAAAATGATTATATGAAATCATATAATGCTAAATTAGAAAATAAGCTCTCTAATGCAATTGAAAATGCATCTAAACAACTGAATATAAATAAATTTAAGAATGAGATGAATCAATATTATAAAAATGGTAATAAAAAAGTATTAATGCTACATGAAAAACAAATGGATAAGTTAAGATATTCAGAGGGAAATGCTTCTTATCACCTATTTGGTGGAATATCTTTGGAAAGACCCAATAAAACAATAGATAAAAGAAACAAGTTAGGGAATAAGTATATAGGAACATTATTTCATGAAACTGGCCATGGAGAAGATTTTAAATTTTTTGCAGACTCAGTTGGAAATATTGATAAATATATGAAAAACAGTTTACCTATGAGTTCTAGTTATTACTATATGAAAGATGCAACTAAAAAAGATAAAAAAGTGTTAACTAAATTACTAAATAATGAAGAATGCAAGGATTTAAAAAGATACATCATGGAAAATAGAGAAATGAATGAAGCATTATCAGATATATGTGTTGCAATTACGAATGGGAAATTAACTGGCTCAGGGGGACATACTGCAAAATACTTTAAAGACAAAGGTAAAGTACAAGCGGAAACATTTGCAAATTTAACTCAAATATATACAAAAGGGGATAAAGAAACTATAGAATTAATAGAAAAATATTTCCCTAATGTAAATGAAGCATATTTCAACCTTATCCAAGATATGCTTAAAGGAAGCTTTAGTAAACTTAAATCCAAGTTATAAAGGAAGTGAGATTAATGAAAGCAATATGTGATAACTGTAAAAGAGAATTTGAAATGTCACAAGACAAACTTAAAGAGAAATACTTAGGAGCAATGTATACAGAGGTATATTATGAATGTCCTCATTGTAATAAAAAACACTTAGTATGTGTTATGAATGGTAAGTGCAGAAGATTAAAAAAACAAATGGAATTAAGAATCTTGAATAAGTTTAAAAAAACTAATGACGTAGATATTATAATAGCTGACAAGGAGATAGATAATATTCAGAAGGAGTTCAAGAGGGAGATGGATAAGATAAATGGAAAATAAGGTCATTTTAACAAATGAACGAGGGAAGGATTTACAAGGAGAATATGAAGCTTGTATTACAGAATTAAAAAATTATATTACCAACCTTGAAAATGAAAATAAAAAGCTTAAGCAAGAATATAAAAAATATGAAGATGATTATGTTGAAATGAAAAAAGAGACCAGTAAACTTAGGGAGCAAGTTAAAAAGTTAATATACTCAATTAAAAATATAGCAGAATTATTGTAGGCATAGAAATATGTCTTTTTATTTTGCTTATAAATAGGAGAATGTTATGAAAACATTACAAGGTATAGCGTTATTAATAGTTATTATATCAATTATAGTTTTAATAATTAAGTGGATAACACTCCCTTTCACATTGAATTCTATTGATAAAAAGCTTGATGAACTAATTAAAATTATGAAAGAGAGGTAATGGATTATGGCATATTTAAAAGAAATATTAGGAGAGGAATCTTTTAAGCAACTTCCTGAAGAAGTTAGAAAGAAATATAAGGAGGTAGATTTAGTTGATAGTTCAAATTATATAGAGAAAAAGGAGATGGATACTGCTAATGAAACAATTAAACAGTATAAAAAAGATATAAAAAAAAGGGACAAAGATTTAGAAGATTTACAAGGCAAGATTAAGGATAATGAAGAGCTTAATGCAGAAATAGAAAATTTAAAAGTTGCTAACGAGAAGGCAAGTGAAGATTATGAAAGTAAGCTAAATCAGCTAAATTTTGATACTAAGTTTGAAAAAGCTATAGCAGAATATAAAACTAAGAATTCTAAAGCATTAAGAGCTCTTTTGGACATGGATAAAGTAAAACTTGTTGATGATACTTTCATAGGACTAGAGGAACAGGTAAAGTCTCTAAAAGAAAGTGATGCTTATTTATTTGAAACAGAAATTCCAGGAGGTACTGGAAATATAGGAGGTGATTCATCTTCTGTAATTGATAATGATGAAGGAAAGTTAAGTTTAGGTGCTCGCTTAGCTAAAGAAAGAACAGAAACTACAAAAGTAACAGAAGCACAAAATAAATTTTTTTCATAGGAGGTAGAAAGATATGAGTATTGAAAGAGGTCAGTCCTATATGGGTGAAAACAAAACAATATTACAATTTGCAGGAGAATTATTTCAAAATGCAATGGTAAAGGTTAAAAAAGCTGATGTGAAAGAAGTAGAAGGTAAAAGAATACTTAAGGCAGGTACAGTAGTAAGCAAAGATGGCAAAATAGTTGATGGATCTACAGTTACAAATGATAAGGCTTTTGGATTAGTTTATAGGGATGTAAATTTAACATATTCACATGGTACTGAGACTGTTCCGGTAACTATTTTCGGATTTATAAAAGAATCAACATTACCTGAAACTGTTTCATTAGAAGCTAAAACAGCTATGAAGATGCTTATGTTTTTATAATTAGAAGGAGGAATGAGTAAATGGATTGGAGAGATATTATAAACGTAAAAGAAATAGCAACTTATATTAAAGAGCTTCCACCAGAAGTAGTAATAGGTGAAGCTCTTTTCCCTAGAAAAAAACAATTAGGAATGGAATTAAAATATATTAAAGGTGCAAAGAAAAAACCGGTTGTATTAAAACAATCTGCTTTTGATGTAGCAGTAAAAATTAGAGCATTAAAAGCACAAGTAGATGAAGTTACTAAACAAATGCCATTTTTTAAAGAATCAGTGCTTGTTAATGAAAAAGATAGACAAGACTTACTACTAGCTACACAGGCTCAAAACAAAAATGTTATTGATATGATTATTACTAAAATCTTTGATAATTACAAGGATCTTGTAGATGGTGGAGATATGCAAATGGAGCGTATGCGCATGCAATTACTTTCTGATGCGGGAACTATATCTATTGTTTCTGAGGATGGAGATATTGTATTTGATTTTGGTGTTTCTGAAAAACATAAAGAAGTATTAGCTGGTACTGCTAAATGGTCAGATACTATTAATTCAAATCCTGTTTTAGACATGATTAGATGGACTAGATTAATGAAAAACGAAGGTTATATTATAGATAGGGCAGTATTAGATGCAACTACATTTGGATGGATTACAGCTAATAAAAATATAGTTAAATCAGGATGGCCACAAAATCCAAATTATTTAGCTTCAGATGATGAAATTAAGGAATATATTAAAAAGAAAACAGGTGTAACATTAGCAGTAGTAAGTGGTTCTTATAAATTAGAAGATGGAACAGAAGAACCTTATTTCCCAAGTGGCAAATTTACATTAATACCAACAGGAACATTAGGAGCGACCTATTATGGTACAACTCCAGAAGAGGCTGATAAGATGTTCTCACAAGGTTCTAATGTAGAAATAGTAAGAACAGGTGTAGCAATTATGACAATGAAAAAAGATGATCCTGTAACAGTTCAAACAAAGGTGTCTCAATTAGGTATGCCTTCATTTGAAAGAGCTGACGAATGTTTCTTTGCTACAGTTAACTAAGAGTGGTTATTTCAGCCACTCTTTTAGATTCTAAATGGAAAGGATGATTAATATGGCAAATAAAAAAACAGTAAAAGCCAAAGCTTTAGTAAACTTAAAATATGATAAAGATTGTTTTAAGATAGGTAATGAATTAAAAGTTAGAATAGAAGATGCATTAGATATGATTGAAAAAGAACATATTGAACTTTTGGAAGAATTACCAGAGGAAAACCAAGAGGAGGAAATAGGAGAATCTGCTAAGGAAGGTGAATAAGTATGGATACATCTTTAAATATTTTAAAATTCAACCTTCAGGAAAGACAATTTCCTTATTTCTCAGATGAAGAACTTGAAATGTTATTAGAAAATAATAATAGTGATATTAAAAAAGCTAGCTACCAAGGCTGTATTATGAAAGCGCAGGCTGATGATGGTGTTAATCTAGGACCATTAAAGACAGAATCTAATAGGAATTATTGGCTTACTTTAGCAGATAGTTTTAAACCTAAAGAAACATATAACTATAATACATCAATGAAAAGAGTTGATGGCCAATGAATGAGGAAAGAATAAAAATGCAAGCTAAGAGGAGTATAGCTAAAAATCCAACACATATAATTCTTATGAGAAATGTAAAAATAAGCAATGGTATGAGAGGTGTCACAGAAAAACCAGATAAAGTAGCTAAGTTGGACATATTTCTTGATGATACCAAACATAATTTACTTTTGGATAATGTAAAAGAAGCTGGAACTGCTAAAAGAACTAGAGGTATCTCAATGTTTGCAGTAACTGAAGGTATAGAAATAAAAGAGGGAGATCACTTTGAAGCTAACGGTTATAAATATAAAGTAACCTATCTAGGAATGATTATTAAGGATGTATATAATAGCGATTTGGAAGTGATTAAGAATGGCTGATGGTTGCAATTTAAATATGAGTGGATTAGATGAAGCTATGAAAAAGTTAAAAGATTTTACTCCAAAGCTTAAAGCAGCTCTTGCACTAGATGCTCAAAATATAGCAATGAATATGGAAAAATGGGCTAAAGAAAATGTAGTATGGACAGATAGAACAGCTCATGCAAGATTATTTTTAACATCTACTGTAAAATGGACAAATACCAATACATTAATGGTTGCATTAAGCCATCAAGTGGATTATGGGGTCTATCTTGAACTATGCAATGAAGGTAAATATGCAATACTTGAAAGGGCTATACAAGAGTTTGCTCCTCAGTTTATGGAAGGATGGAAGAAAATAGTCCAATCAGTAGGAGTGATATAATGACAAGAAAAGAAATATTTGATTTAATAGATTCTTTATATCCTTGTTATGCAATAGGGGAACACGAAGGAGAGTGTACAGAGCCTTATGTGGTTTTAAAATTTGAAAATCAATTATCAAGCATGAATAACAGTCAATGTGGTTGGCAGTTTGTTCATGTTTTTTTATACGCTCCTTTAGGAGATATAACTGTACTTGATGAAATGTTAGATAAGGCCCAGAGACCCTTAAATGAAAAATTAGAATTTACAGGTGATATTACACCAGAAATTATAGAAGATGAAAAGAAAGCTTATTTTAGAAGATTAAAATACAAAATACCGAAGGAGGTAATTTAATGAGTACAACAGGAGAAATTTTATATAATGTTAAAAAAGTAATTTTAACACCATTAGATCCACTTACAGGCTTACCATTAAGTGGAGGTAACCCAATTAATATTCAATGTGATAGTGAAATAGAAACAGATCCTGAAATATCACAAGGACAAGAAAAACAGTTAAGGGATGATCAAAAGATATTAGCTACAGCTAGTACTCCAGATTTGTTATATGGATATAAATTGAAAATGAAAAATACAACATTTGAATTAACAGTAGCAGCATTAATTGAAGGTGGAACAATTCGTTATGATAAAGATGACCCTACTAAAATTGTGGGATATGATACACCAATGCTTAGTGAAGGTTCTAAAATAAAACCATTTAAAGCTGATATATTTGTGGCAAATTATGAAGGTGAAGATATTAAAAACTATGCTAAAGTAACATTTAACAAATGTACTGGGAAAGCATTTAAAATGGGATTCAAAAAAGATTTCTTTTCACCAGAGTTTGAAGTTAAATGTAGAGAAAATACTAAAGCTAAGTTACCTATAAAGTCTATAGAATTTGTTGATTCATTACCACAAGACATAGAAGAGGGTAAAAAAGAATCTAATATTATAGACAATCAAGAGCCTTAAAATCGAGAGCTATAGTAGGCTCTCTTTTTAAATTAAAATTTTAGGAGGAATTAGTATGGCATTAACAAATATAGAAGAATTAAAAGTTAAAAAATATATAGAAGTAGAATTACCTGGATGGGATGTAGAAGATACATTTACAGTTAAATTACAAAGAGTTAATTTATTAGATTTAGCAGCTAAAGGTAAGATACCTAATCTACTTATGGGACCTGTAATAGATTTATTTCAAGGTAAAGGACCAGGAGGAAAAGATGAAGATAGTTTAAAAACTGTTAATGAGCTTGCTGAATTATTTTGTGAAACAACAATGGTTGAACCAACATTTAAAGAAGTTCAAGAAGTTATAGGCATGACAGATGAACAAAAAATTATAATATATAATTTTGTAGTACACGGGGTAAGAACCTTGGAACCATTTCGTAAAAAGCCAGAAGATAATAAGTCTAATGACAATGGTGAAGATGTATCACAAGACACCGAGCGAGATACTAAAAATAAATGATGAATATATAGCTTATTGCCTTGATGAAGCCATGACAGAGTTTATATATAGAATAGAGAATGGAGAAAAACCACGATTTGAAATTAAAAACAAAGATAGAAAAGATAATCCAGGATTAAAGATGCTTTTAGGGTAGGTATTCCAATATTGTAATATATATTATATAATTGATATATATTTACATATTGGAGGGGATTATATGAAAAATTCCAAATTTGATAATGTTGTTATTGTATTAGCAATTATAGCTATAATATTTACTTTAATTAAAGTAGGTTTTAATTTAGTTGGAGGTATATTTTCGGTAATTATATTAGGAATAGCTGGTGGGATTATGCAAGAAAATGATAAAAACAAAGCTAATGAATATTTGGCTCATAAATATGATGAAGAATGCAAAAAGGATAGATAATAAAAAGAATCACTTATGTGGTTCTTTTTTTATACCTCAAAATAGGAGGTGAAGAAATATAAGCATTGATTTAGGAAGTGTATATTCAAGTATAGATTTAAGATTAGATAAATTTGAAAGCTCTGTATCAAAAGCGATACAGGGCTTTTATAAATTGCAAACAGGTGCAGAAAAAGCAAGTTCTATAATGGATAAATCAGTTTATACTGCGGTTTCTAATATAGAAAAATCATATAAACTTTGGGAAAATGCTAATAAATCAAGTGGTAAAAGCTTAGAAGATAATAGTAAAAAAATTGAAGCATATAAGTCTAGCATGAAACTGTTAGATGATGAGATTAAGAAGTCTGAAAAGACTTTAGATGACATTGGTAAAAAGTGTGGTGAGAACTCTAAGGAATATGAAAATTATAAGTCTCATGTATTAGATCTAAAACTGAAGCACTCGGAATTGTCACAAGAATTAGATAAAGCTAGTAAAACTACAGTTACCGTAGCTGATAAATTGAAAAATCTTGATGAAGGTTATCAAAAAACAAGCACTCAAATAAGTAACTTAGAAAAATCTTATAAACTGTTTGATTTAACTCAAGAAAAAAGCGGCAAAGGTATATTTGATAATTCTGAAAAGATGAATAAACTAAAAAAAGAAATGTCTTTACTAGATAGTGAAATAAAGAAACATGAATCTCTTTTAAAAGAAGTAGAACAGGAGTATGGTAAAGATTCTAAAGAAGTTGAAGAATATAAAGGCAAAATACTAGATTTAAAAATAGCTCATGTAGAGTTAGGTGAGGAATTAAAAAACACAGAAAAAGAAGCTACTACTTTTGCTGGTAGGTTGAAAATACTAGGTACTGAATTTGAAAAGATAGATAAAAAATATGAAGCATTTGATAAAGTAGGAGATGAACTTCAAGGCATAGGTAATAAACTTACAACTCATGTTACTCTTCCTATTATGGGTGCCGGTACTGCAGCAACTAAGTTTGCGTTTGACTTTGAAACTGGTGCTGCTAAGGTAAGTACAATTGCAGATACTACAAAAGTTCCAATAGAAGATTTAAAAAGAGGAGTAATTGACCTTTCTAATAAAACGGGAATGAGTACTAAAGAATTAAATGAATCTTTATATCAAGCTATTTCTGGTTCAGTGGATACTGCTAAAGCAGTTGATTTCTTAGATGTAGCAGTAAAAGCTGCAAAAGGTGGTTTCACAGAAACATCCACCGCAGTTGATGGGTTAACTACAGTCTTAAATAGTTACGGGCTAGAAGCGGATAAAGCTACGGACATTTCAAATCAAATGCTAATCACACAAAATCTTGGAAAAACAACTTTCGGAGAGTTAGCAAGTGCTGTAGGTAAAATTACACCAATAACAGCACAATTAGGCATAACGACAAATGAATTATTCTCTAGTCTAGCCAGCACAACAGCACAAGGTCTTGCTACAAGCGAATCTGTTACTGCTTTAAAGGCTGCAATGTCTAACATAATTAAGCCTTCAAAGGAAGCAGGAGAAGCTGCAGAACAATTAGGTATAGACTTCTCCATTTCGGCTTTACAGAGCAAGGGTTGGATGGGATTTTTACAAGATGTAAAATCGGGGCTAGCTAATGCGAGTCCTGAATTTGATAAATTAAGTCAAAGTATGAGTGCAAACGCACAAAAAATGCTTGAGTTAGAAAATGCAGGCAAAAAAGGCACTAAAGAATATAAGGAATTAAGTAAAGCACAAAAAAATGCAAGTAAAGATTTAGAAATGATGGCACAAGCAGCAGATTCGCCAGTAAGTGCTATGGCTACTATGTTTGGTTCAGTTGAAGGACTTAACTCCATACTTATGTTAACATCTGAAAACGGGATAGCAAAATATAATGCATCTATGCAAGAAATGCAAACTAATACTACTGCTTTAGAAGATGCCTATAACAAAATGGAACAATCTACAGAAACTAAATTTGCTAAAGCTATGAATAAAGCTAAGAATTCTCTTATGGAATTAGGTATAAAGGCACTTCCAATTGTAGAAAAAGGGATAAATTTAATATCACAATTTGCAGACCGAATGAATAAGTTAAGTCCTGCTACACAAGAATTTATAATAAAAACAGCACTTGCTAGTGCAGCATTAGGACCATTTATGAATGGAATAGGTGGTGCTGTTAAAGGCATAGGTTCTTTGCTTAAAATGGGGAAAAAGGTAGGAATATTTTTTGGATTGTTTAAGGAAGCTTCGACTGTTGCCACTGCAGTTGAAGGCGTAGGTACAGCTGCAAAAGTTGCTGGAGGTTCAGGAGGACTTGGCTTATTTGCAGGTGGACTTGGAGCAGTTGGTAGTATAGCATTACCAGTAGCGGCAGGAATCGTAGCAGTTGGAGGAGCTATATATTTAGCACATAAAAATACACAATATTTAAATGATAGCTGTATAAAAAGTGCTGAAGATATGGGAGTTATGGAAACAGCAATGGCTAGACTTAATGGACATACGGTTTATACTAATAAAGAATTAGAAAGAATGAATGTAAAACATAGAGAGTGGAGCAAAAAAGTAAGCCCAGAATCCCAAAAAGCTTTAGATAATATAGCTAACAAAATAGCCAATTACAATATGGAACTTAATGGAGCTGCTAAACTAGATAAATTAGCGGATGAGGAAACTGGAAGAAACCTTAATGCTAAACTGGATGATATATGTAACAGTGCTATTAATAAAATAAAATCTAAGCAACCTGAAATACAAAAAGTTTTAGAGGATAGCTTTAAGGCTGATGGATTAGATGCAAATGAGAAAAAAATATTGGACTCTCTTAATAAAAGTGGAAATGACCAAATAAAAAAAGTGCAAGAGTTAAATGCGAAAATATTAGAGTTGCAAAAAAAAGCTAGTAAAGAAACTGGAGCTGTAAGGCAAAATACATTAAAAGAAGTTGAAAAATTAACTCAACAAATTGGAAATATAGAAATGAAAAACACTGTTAAATCTAAGGAGGAACTTTTAGCAGCTCAAGCGGATTTTAATGCTCGCATGAAAAACTTAGATATGGAAGGAATATCTAAGTTGATGGAATCAAAGGCAAAAGCTAGAGATGGTGAAATAAAGAAAATAAAAGAAAATTATGATAAGCAAATAGAATATTTAAAATTGTATTCTAAAGATGCTGATAAGGAAACACAAAAGTTAATTGAGGATAAAATAAAACAATTAGAAGGTGCAAAAGAGAAAGAAATAGGTGTCGAAAATGAAAAATATAAAGGCTTTTTAAATACAGCATTAGAGCAGCAACCATTATTATTGCAAAATATAGATGTGCATAATGGTAAAATGTTAAATAAACAAAAACAACATAACCAAGAAGAATTAGTTGAATATGTAAATAAGATGGATAAAATGGATGGTATAACCAAAACAGGATATTATCGAATCAAAGACAGAGTAACTGGTCAAATGCATAATTGTTATGTAGAAGTAGATAAAACAACTGGAAAAATAGTAGGTTCTTGGGATTTAAGTACTGGTAAGATATATGGGAATCCTATTAAGGCAAGAGAAGATATAGACAAAGATTTAAAGAATGGTGTTCCATTCCAAAAAATTGAAGGTAAATATTATAATTCTAAAGATAATGTTTGGATTAATGCTTTAAAAGCACGATGTGAAAAAAATTATGGTATCTTTGATTGGATATATGAAACTTATAACGCTATTAAAAGTACTATAGGAAGTAATCCAATAGTTGTAGGTACCTCAGCTAGCAAAATAGCTAGTATAGGAGAGAAATGGACAGGAACAAGCTATTTTGAAGGTGGTTTAACTTGGGTTGATGAGGATGGATCAGAGTTAATACAATTACCAGGTAAAGGACCTAAACTAGTAGATTTACCTAAAGGGACTAAAATATTCAACAATACACAATCAAACTCTATGAAAGAAAGATTATCTAAAAAGCAAGTGGAAAATTCTAAAGGTTATGCTACTGGTACTGATTATGCAATCCCTGGACTACATGAGGTCGCTGAAGATGGTTTTGAAATAGTAGCATCTAGGCAGTATAGATTATTTAACGGTGGAGAAAAAGTATTTAATAATCGAGAATCTAAAAAGATATTAACATCATTATTAGAAAGTAAGAGTAAGCATGAGGATATTGCAAGGGAAGCCATGTCTGAGGCTAAAGAAAGTGTATCTGTTAATCCTAGAGCTGGTGTATCAGAGAGTGTAATGAAAGATAGATTGGCAAAACAATTAAATTGGGGAGCCAATAGTAAGAAAGAGTATCAAAAGTATTTGGAGTTTATAGATCAGTTAAATAAAGAAGAAATTGAAAAAAGTAAGGAATATCTAAAAGAAGATTATGATAATAGATCTAAGAGCATAGAAGATAGGCTAAAAATTCTTAAGAATGAAAATTCTATAGAGTTACAAACAGAAAAGGCAAGAATAGATTCACAGATAGCCTATTATCAAAAGTTGCAAAAGAATACTAAAGATAAAAATGCTAAGGCTAATTATGCTAATCAGATAGCTGCTTTAAGACAGTATCAGAAACAAGTTTTGAATACTACTAAAGCGAATCAGAAAGCACAAGTTGATAGCTTAGAGCGTTCAAAAAGGGCACTTAAAGAATATTATGATGATGGTATGAATTTACTAGACAAGAGAGAAAAAGAAGTTAAAAAATCTCTTAAAGTACAAGAGAATTCATTTAATAATACATTGAATGAATTCAATGAGGCTATAAAAAGGTTAGGTATTGATACTAAAGATTTAAATAAAAATTTATTAAACCACCAAGCAATAGTTATTCTTCAGGGAGAAAAGATAAAAGAACTTGAAAATAGATATAAAGAATTAGCGAAGACTTTTGGGTATACAGCAGAGGAAACTATAAAAGCTAAGAAATCATTAGAAGAAGCAAAAACTGAACTAATTAACATGAGCAACGCAGTTGATGATGCAAAACAAAAGATTATAGATGCTCAAAAAGAAGCAGATAAAAAAGTATCTGATAGTATTAATAATATGGTTGACAGAATTAAATCAGCTTTAAAGCAAAGATATGAAGATGAACTAAAAGCACAAGAAGATCACATAAATAATGAGCTTAAAAATTTAGATATATGGAAAGATGAATCTATAAAAAGAATAGAGAGCTTTTATGATGCTAAGATTGAAGCTATAGATAAACAACTTGTAGAAGAAGATAAAGCTGATAAGAATGCAGAAGAACTAAAAAAAATAAATCAACTTGAGACAGCATTAGAATATGAACATAATGAATTTAACAAAATTGAAATACAAAAGGAACTTAATAATCTTCTTAAAGAGAGAGAAAAAAGGATTCATAAAGAACAACTAGAAGAACAAAAAGAGCATCTACAGAAAGAAAAAGAAAATGAATTAAAAAATATTAATTCTATATATGAAAGCAATAGACAAAGTTTAGAAAAACAACTTGAGGATTATAGAAGTTTCTGTGCTAAAAAAACTAATGATGCAGCACTCCAGGCTGAAGCCGAAAGAATTATAATGGACAACAATCAAAAGAAAATTATTGAATTGTTACATTCTTATGAAGAAGCTTATCAGCAAGCGGGACAATCACTCGGAGAAAAACTAGTAGAAGGTTTTAAGCCCAAAATAGAGGAACTTAAGGACATGATAGCTAGTATACAGGAAAGCTTTGAAGTTGCTAGAAATTCAGCTTTAAATTCAATGGCTGCTCAATCTTCGGCAATAAATTCAATTCAACAGTATTCTAACAATGTAACTTCAAGCACTACAGATAATAGAAAAAGTATAGTAAATCACAATAGTTTTACATTTAATAATCCTAAAGCACTTAGTCCTTCAGAGGAAAGAAGACAAACAGAAACAATGTTAAGAAGAATAGCATTTGAATGTAGGTGATAAATTGCAAAAATTAATATTTACAAATTCAAAAGGGCAGAGTATAGAATTAGGTAACTCTGCTCCTTTTATTCTAACTAAAATCGAAGGTACAGGAGGCCCTAAAACTACAATATTAACTAGTAAATCATCTGGACAAGATGGTAAAACTCATCATGGTACTCTTTTAGAAGAAAGGATTTTACCAATAGAAGGAGCTATAGTGGGAGATAGTGTAGAGGATATGTATACAAAAAGACAAAAACTTTGTAGTATATTTAATCCTAAGATAAATGGAACACTTACATACATTAACAATGCGAGTAAACATGTTGTAGATTGTATTGTAGATACTCCTCCAATGTTTAGAGAACCAATAGATGATATGCAGGAGTTTCTAATACAGTTTTATTGCCCTAATCCTTTGTGGATGGATTTGATAGAAACAAAAGAAGAAATAGCTCTTTGGGTAGGAGATTTTCATTTTCCTTTAATAATTCCACCAGAAGGTATCATTATGGGACATAGAATAAGTAATTTAATAGTTAATGCTAAGAATAAAGGGGATGTAGAATGTGGAATGAGGATTGAATTTAGAGCATTAGCCACTGTAGTTAATCCTTCTTTATTTGATGTATATACCAGAAAATATATTAAAGTTAAAAGGACATTGCAAGCTGGAGATAAATTAATTGTAAATACATCTTTTGGTAATAAAAGAGTAGAAATGATAAAAAGCAATGGAACTAAAATAAATGTATTTAATTATATAGATTTAAATTCTACATTCATTCAATTGGCACCAGGAGATAATTTATTCAGATATGATGCTGAAAAAGGATTAGATAACTTAGAAATGGCTTTATACTATAAACCTTTATATATAGGAGTATAGATATGGATAATATACCAATAAGAATTATAGATAAAGACTTTAATTTACTTGGTGAAATTGATAACTATGAGAGTCTAATTTTCATTAGACGTTTTTTTAAAGTTGGAGAATTTGAATTACACATAAATTTGGATAAACAAAATACTGATAAACTCCAGGAAGATAACTTAATCCTCTTAGGAGTTTATTTTAATAAAGTAGGGTTAATTGAACATATAGATAAATCTATGAGTGAAGATGGCAAAGAACAGTTAGTTATTAAAGGATCTACTTTAAAAGGTGTAACTAAAAGAAGATTAATAATACCACCTATAGGACAAGGATATGATAATGCAAAAGGATCACAGGAAATTATTATAAAACAATATGTAAATAATAATGCTGTAAATCCAGTAGATAAAGATAGAGCTATTCCTAATTTAGTTATTGCTGAAGATAAACAAAGAGGAAAAGAGGATAAATGGAGAGCTAGGTATGAAAATTTATCTGATAAAATTACAGAAATATCTGAGTATGCTCAATTGGGTTGGGATATAACATTAGACATAGAACAAAACAAATGGGTATTTGATGTTATAGAAGGAAGGAATTTAACTGCGGACCAGGAAGCAAATCCACCAGTTATTTTTAGTGTGGATTTTGATAATGTTAAAAATAAGCACTTTTTAAAAGATTTATTGAACTATAAGAACGTAGGCTATGCTGGAGGTAAAGGTGAAGCTGAAGAGCGATTGATACAACAAATTGGAGAATCTAATGGACTAGCTAGAAGAGAAATTTTTATAGACTGTAATCAAGCAGAGGATATTACAGAATTAAAAGGCATGGGAAAACCAAAATTAGAAGAATATAAAGCAATAGAAACATTTGAATCTAGTGTAATTCCTTCCGGTTCCTTTAATTATATGCAAGATTGGGATTTGGGGGATATTGTAACGGTTATGGACCGTAAATGGAGCATTACTCTTAATAGTAGAATTACGGAGATAAAAGAAATATATGAGACAAATGGTTTTAATTTAGAATGTACTTTTGGGAATAACATCCCAACTATTATAGACAACATTAAAAAAATATCTAAAAAGGAAGTGAGATAATGGAGAAGTCAGGGTTTTTTAATGCTATGAAAGTAGGTGATACATGGGATAGGGTATATAAGGCAGAAAATTATGCAGAGTATTTTGCTAGTTTTATTGGAAATGGTGTGTTTCCTAACCCATCTACAAATTTACAGGTAATAGGAACGGATAGAATGCAGGTAATAGTTAAGCCAGGTAAGGGTTGGATTAATGGCTATAAGTATGAAAACACAGATGATTTAATTTTGCCTATAGATTTTGCAGATGGTGTATTGCATAGAATAGACAAGATAGTATTGCGATATGATGTTGTTGAAAGAGAAATAAGAGCAAAGATAAAAAAAGGGGAGTTTGCTAGTGAACCTAAAGCACCGCAATTGACCAGAGATGCTGATATGTATGAATTAGGATTAGCAGATATAAAAGTTAATGCTGGATCTATAAGTATAACACAAGTTGATATAACAGACTTGAGATTAAGCAAAGAATTTTGCGGAATAGTGCATGGAACAGTAGAACAAGTGGATACAACTACTATCTTCAACCAATATTTAGAGTGGTACAAAAATATAACCGGAAAAACAGAACAGGACTTACAAGATATAAAGGGAAATTTAGAAACAGATTTTAATATATGGTTTAATGGAGTTAAAAATATACTAAGTGGAGATGTAGCAGGTAATTTATTAAATTTAATTAATAAAAATAAAGAATCCATAGATACAATACAAAATAATGTAGATGAAAAAATTGAAACAGTTAAGTCGGATTTGGCTGATATTACGACATATCAAACAGCTGGAGGAACAGCAAATGCAATAAGTTTAAATTTGTCTACTTTAGTA